CACATCGGCGAACACGTCGACTGGTCACGCGGCTGGCGAGGCCCCTGGAGGGGGCCAGGCCATACGCGTGATCCTGCCGAAGGATTACGCAAACTTGCTACGGCTATTTAGCACTTGTAAGAAAACAGGAAGAAGGCCCCATCTTCCTGACAAGTTGCCGAATAGTCTCCTGGCTGCAGTAGGCCAGGAGTTAGCAAAATCGGTGAAAGATAAAGAGAGATCTTCGCGACAGTGGATCGCACTTCGAGGAGCGTTAACGCTTGCGCTTCCCACTACCCATCGAGGTCTGGCGGTCAAAGACCGTCAGGGCAGGCCCTGCCATTCTGCGCTAGCAGCATGGAGGGGCCTTGTCACTCTGGGAGAATGGTTTGTCCTCACACAGGCGCACCAAGGTGCGAACAGTGTCGGCAAAGCAATCAAACAGTGGGCTACCGAAGCTCAAGCGTACGCCGCGTACGCTCCTCAGCGACAACAGAAGGTTGGATACGCTCCCCGTCTTTACGACCCAGGGAACGGTAACCAAGGCTTCATCAGGGGCTGCCTAGTATCCGAATGGACGCCAGGCAGTGCATGGAAGTTTGCTAGTGTTGGCAGAGCCATCCCTTCGAACGGCACGGACGTGGCCGATAAACTCGAACGGGAGGAACTGCTAGCGTGGTGTGACCGTCTAGGGACGGAACCCACGCCTAGCGAACAGGCAGGCATCGACGGCCTAAAGGGCGAGTTACGTAGCTTCACAGTGAAGTTTATAACACGTCTTCTAGACCGCCATCCCAAGGGCCCGCAAGCCGAACAACAAGACGTTGAATTCGACCTGCAGACCGGCAGGATGGGCCGCGATTATCACACTCACTATGAGTGGGATGATGGCAGCCTCGCCCCTGTGAAGTTGAACACTTCTGCATGTCTTGAAGTGTCGAGATCTAAAGGAGGCGCATACGCATACTTCTCGGAGAAGTGCGGACGGGTACGGGGCCATAGACCCCCGGAGCTGCCGGTCGAGGATGATGGCTTCCTCTCCAACACGAAATTGGAAGAGAGAGGCCTCACCCTACCGACACTAGCTACGGAGTTCTACCGCAACCGACCCATGGATGACACAGACGAACGTCTTGTGCCAACCTCCGCACCGACAAGTGTGCGCGCTGGAATTCTGCCGCTCATTGCACGTGAGCTAGCAGAACAGGAATACAAGGAGTGGGCAATAACCAACCAGCCCCTTCCTATGCGTCCTGTTCTCATACCCGAAAGGGGGCAGAAAATCAGGATAGCGTCCATGTCACCGGCAATGTCGGTGGTCCTTGGTCAAAGGATAAACGGACTGCTATTGCGCCTTCTAAAGAAATCTCGAGTCCACAACTACTCACTCCTGGGGGAAAGCAACGTTCCCTATGGAGTGCGAAAGGGGGCAGAGGAATATGTGCATGAGGAGGACTTCGTCCTCACCAGCGCAGACCTAAGTGCTGCTTCTGACTACATTCCGCACGATATCGCCTTAACC